CGACTCGCTAGGGCTGCAAGCCCACCATTTTGTCCTGAGTAGTTATTCATCATTTTTCATCATCCTGCATTAGCAATGCCACTCATGGTGTCTCATCTATATTGCGTAGATTAGCACCGATTTGCGATAACACGCCCTGCCAAGAAAAGTTGTCTCCAGTAGCTGGGTTAACGACGTTCCACAACAGGGTAGGGTTTTTATTAGCCTCTCTATCGCCTCCACCCTGATAGAACAGACTGGCATAAGGACTCAGTCTGTTTAGACTGTACATCTCACCATCCTCACTGCTCTTCTGCAACAGATCATACACGTTTATGGGAGATTGGTTTCCGTATTTACCCCGCGACGCGGCATTCCTAATGAGATTAAAATCCGATTCCGTAAACTTCGGCTGAGAAAGGTAAGAGGTTGTCTGACGAGTACCATCAGCGTTAACCATCTCAATCAACGTACTGCCATCATCCGTTATTGTTGTTACCGGACCAGGAGTCACAACAGGGGGTACGGGATCAACGACATCGTCAACGACAGGGTCAACGACATCGTCAACGAGAGGCCTCATCCTTGTCTCAAGTTGTCGAGTAGGCAGACTCGTAATTCCTACTGGAGGGGGCATATTTTATCGCCTTGTGATGTCACGAAGAATTGCTTTAATCGGCTAGAGCGGGTTCAGGAGTTGGAGCCTGGTTCATAAGCCTGCGCGTCTGTAGAGTTTCGTAGTCCGAAGGTTCTATTTTCCGACCGAAAGCCAACATAAAAGCGTCCTCAAAAGCTTCAACGCTACCGTAGTTCTCTAATATCACTTCCAACTCTCCGTCCGTGAGACCCTCAGAGCCATCCAGGTCGGCTGTTGGATCGCCTTCGACTTCAGACAAACCATCGCCGCCGTCACTGGTGTTTGCTTCGGGATTGTCGCCATAACTTTTTGCGCCCCTGTCCTCGCTACCAAATAAACCAGCAATGCCTTTAGAAACGCGATCCATAAAACTTACTTTTCCTTCTTCTTTAGGATCAGTAAGCGATTTCGCTATACCAAAGATAGTGCCAAAAGGGGCTGGGCTGACTAAACTCGCTATTGACCCTATACCTTTAACGGCAGCAGTCATGGTTGGATTTGCCGTTTGAAAACCCTTCTCAAGAGATCTGTTCATATCAAGCTGCTCGTCGGTTGGCTTTTGGGTAGTACGAGCCTCTAGAATTCTGTCAATCATGGTCGACTGCGTGATATCCCGTACCGCGGCCATCTTGGATAAGTCTCTTGTACTTATCCCCAGATCGTAAGCCAGAGACCTAGTGGCTAGATCAGGAACCCTATCGTAGTTCACACTGTACTTGCCATGTTCGTCCTTGCTGTATCCAACTACATCAGTGACGTCAGTTGGGCCACCCCAGCCTGAGTTCTCCCTACCCGTGTTAGAGGTTTCCTGGCCATAACCATGTGGATCGTCTCCAGCCAGCGGATCGTCCATAGACGGATCGCCAGACGTATCGGTTGTGCCGCTACCTTGTCCCCCTCCAGCGTCGTCATCACCAGAGCTAAAAGCCTGCCGCAGCCCAGTCGCCTCGTTCATGGGGTTGTCTGAACCCAGAGAGCCAAACATCTCTGGCGACATATGCGCGACCATGCTGTCACCATTAACGCCAGCCTCAGCGAGAGAGCCTATACCGCCCATAGGCGACGCACCCATGTCGCCCATAGCCATATTACCGACCGCTTCAGCAATGACAGCGGCAGCCTGCTTACCCTTATCACCTGGAAGAACCATACGCACCCGCGTTGTGCCGTCAACAGGCATGAATGTAGCGATTGCATTATTGACGTCGCCACACATGCGGCTGTACTTATCTCGGTTGATTCCCGCAACACCATCCATCATAAAGATCTTCCGCCAACTGTTCTCCGAAGCGTATTCGAGGCCACGGGTCGCTCGTATATATTAAGCCAACCATCCCCATCGTAACCTTGAAAGAGACCGAGACTACTATTGAAGATGATCGCGCCGACGTTCGGATTGACTAGATTGTCACGCTCACCGCTAGTATACGCTTTAGTCGTTTTTCCGTCCAGTATTCGGATGCGTCGATTCTGTTCATCCGAATCATTCTGCGAGACATCAACAAGATCTCTGGCCCACTGATCGATCTGCACACCCACATCAGGAAAGCGACTCATCTTAATCCTCCTGGCGTGATATCCATGCGTATATCGCCCAGGCGCCAATCGTCTCCAACACCGACGTTCGATATCGTTAGGGATACTTGCCTAGCCTGAACTCTGTAGTCGAGCTTGGAAGTGTTCTCCGTAACCTGCTGCTGTGCCTCGGTCGTCTGCGGCGCAACGGGATACCTGCGATGCTTCACCCCAAAGAAAACAGACCCGCCTGAAGATAGCGTTAGATCTGGTATGATCCTTCTAAGCTCTAGTACACGCTCGCCATCCTCTAGATCAAACGGAGCACTGGTGATCGAGCCAGGAAACGCAGATCCGTTAGCGTCAACACCATTCTCGTGAGAATACAGATAGCCGTCCGTACCAGCCATGTAGGGCTCTTCAAACACGCCTCGATCAACCATCGCACTACGGTCAAACGTACCAATAGACCATACGTTCTCTACGTAATTAAAAATCACGTAACGATCACACTCATCTGAGTCGTGCGGGTAAAGCCACCAGATCTCATTGAACACTGAGTTATGGCTGGCGTATACCTTCTCGCGCTGACTGGCATCGCAGTTGTCGAAAACGTGATCCTGAACGGGGCAGGGGATGGCCTGAGGCTGACCACCGCCATAAACGTAAAACTGCTGGTTTGACGACATCCAGTAGGCGCGACCATCAACGATGGCTGCGGCATTCGGACCAGCCAAGCCACAGGATGTCCCCGCTAATTGAAACTCGTGGACGAAGTCGATGTCACCGATATGTCTGGACGTATATAACGAGTGGTCAGTCCATATCAGATTAACAAGCCTCGTCGCCCTACCAGCAACTATAAGGTTTCCCTCAGCAAGAACCACGTCACCAGCAAGGTTCGTTGCACTCGTTATGTAGCTAGTCGAGTCCTCCTGATCAGAAAACATGACGCGCATTGGGTTGTATTCACCCGTTGTTCCCGCCGCATCCATGTTCGTGCCAAGTAGAAAGACATGCCTCTGAGGAGAGACAAACATAGAGCCTATGCTTGTTGGCGCCGTGGTTATTCGAGTGGCCCTCGCGGTCACATCCAGAGACCACTGATACAACCCCTCATACCGTGGGACCAGAAGAAGATTTTCGCCAAAGTTAGCAGCACTTACTGTCCGTAGGTTTAGACCAGTGGCGTCGCGAGCCGTACTCCAAGTAGACCCGTCCCAGACACCCGTGCCCCAACCCAACCCTGGGACCGCGTCTTCTCTACCCGTCGTGCTCTCGTAAATAAACGTGACGCTTCCGCCACCGCCTCCCGAAACGGCACTCGTCGCAGCGGAGCCCGCCGTGATGACGTATACGTTAGCGTTAGTGACGCTAGTTACGGTAAAAACAGCGTCTAGGTCCAATCCGCCAACAGCGTCGCCTCCTGCAAAGGTAACGTAGTCTCCAGCAATAACGCCGTGCGCGGTGTGCGCTACAGTGACAGCCGTAGACTCGTCCACAGTGGTGAACGGGTCAGAACCCAGGCTGCCACTAAGCCGAATTGGCGTAACGTCGTATATCGACCCGCCCGTAAAAACGTAATTCTTTACATGCGTATTTATGCTCAGATATTTAATTGATGCGTTGTCACGCCAAGCGTGCATTCCTCGCGCAGACCCAACAAACCCATCATCCGTTATCTTAACGTAACCACCAATCTTCTGTGGCCTCTCTCGTCGGAAACGAACGTGGTCACCATCAACCCACGTTCCCTCCTGAGAGTACGCCGTATCATCTTTTACAATCCCAGGTCTAAAGGGTATGCGGCGCATCGTCATGTCTAATACACAATCGATGTTATGTGGAAGACCATTCCTGCGCTGAGAGCCTGACTGTATCCGGCATACACTATTGCTGCGCCCTTCAGTTCCCACGGCTCCGCCTCGGAGATAGGCCTCGCTGGGTCATTATTCCAATAAATCTCGATAGGAACAGGGGGCGACGAAGCAGACACAGTGTTTGCCGCTATAGGCTGCGCTAACGCCAGCCTCAAAGTCGTTCCATCATCAGTGCTAACCCAGATATACAAAACTCCAGCAAGACTTGTTGCGCGGGGGATAGCCCATATCTTGGTAACTCGATTCCCCTCAGCGGCAGCCGTCAGAATCGTCACAACATTGTCTGGACTGTCGTCGTTTAAACTGGCCGCAGCGGCTGTGGTGACCCCATAGCCGTGAGCGTGCGTTTGTGGGTAGGCTGCTGAAGTTGTCTTAGCCATCACCTAATCCAAGCGTAATTGACTGCATTGCTATAGCTAGAATGGTTGCTGCGGCCAACATACCACCAATTAGCAGTTCAACAAATGGAAACCCTGGAGCCTTGCCTTTGCTGTAGTAAATCTTGTGTTCAACCACCCAGCATAGCGGCGCAACCAAAAACAAACTTACAGACGGAATAATGAACCAGGGGTTTACGAAGTAAAAGCAGAGCGCGGGTAGGAGGAACTGTGCAAAGCGCATATACAGGCCAGCCAAGTCACGCGCAAAAGACGATTTCTTTTTCCAGATCAGGCTCCGTAATCCGTGACCAGTTTCGTCGTCAGGTTTATCGTTCTTTCCCAGATCCATTTGACGGCCCCACCCGTCAGTCTGCGCGCCAAAGAAAGACACGAAGCCACCCATAAGAAAAAGCCACATAGGCCAGTCAAGCGAGGGAGCCGCAAGAGCAAAAGCCAAAACCATAAAGAGAGGCGTAGCCAAGAGACACAGCCAGCGAGCCTTTCCAAGCCACCCCCACGACTGCTGTTTAAACAGGCTACCGCCACGGTAAGCCCACGCCCAGATCAGGTTGAGCGAAAGGAGAGTGACCAACATCTAACGTCCCCTAGTTTCCTGCCCCATTATTTGGGTCCAGATCTTTGCGTTTGCGTATACTTAAATTGCGTCTCCAGTATAGCGATGCGACGCATAGCTTCAGCTTGCATGTTACTGATTATACTAAGTCCGTTCAAATCTTCCATAATGTTCTCTAGCTGATTACCGTGCTCTAATACGTCACGCCTTAGATTGACCGTCTCCTCAATCGCCATACGAGAAGAGACGCTTAACATTTCCTTTTTTAATATCCCAATGGTATGGGACTGCTCTGACACCCACCAAATTATCCCAGCAGCCTGGAGCAAAATAGTGACAATCAAAGCCAGCGGTATTTTACTATCAAAGTTCATGGACTGCTTCTTTTCTCATATAGGCGTTCCTCTAAAACGCCGAGTCTGTTTTTAAGCTGCATGAGTTCCCGCTCATGTGCAAATAGTGTGGTGTTCTGAACATGGTCGCTTGGGATCGGTTTATCCTGATTCTCTTTTAGCTCCGTTTCAATGCCCCGTACTTTTTCACTCGTAGTAGTGAGTTTATTGGTGACTGTAGATATTCTAGCATCTAATTGTGAATAACCCCATACAGCTAGTATGACTGTCGCGAGAACCTGTACCAGAAACGATAGACTAAATTGAATACCAGCTTGGTCGTTAATCTCCATCGACGACTTTTTAGCTGGTGTGGTCATTAGTCGTTTGCCTTATGG